TAAAATCATGGCAACAAGTTTAACATTCACAGGAACACTAATGGCATCGGCATCGTTGCTGTTAAGTTCATCACAATTAACACCAATAGTTATAGCACAGGGAGGTGCGAATGGTTCTAGAATCTATAGCATCGGAGTTCAAACAAATTCAACAACCGCAGCCAACCATGTATTAGGATTATCTAGTTCAATTGGTATATCTAGAATTGGTACATTAGCAGTAACAGCTAACTCAGGATTCACTGCGGGTACTGCTAATTTTGATTATTTTGGTAACGCATTATATGCATCGGTATTCCAAAAAAATAAAGATGCTAACGGTGTACCATATTTCAATTTAGCACCAAATACATTCTTAACAATGCAAACGTCGGCATCTGTATTTATATCATCTGGTGCTACATCGAGTATATTTGTTAACGGCGAATTCTATTAATATATGGCACGATCAGGGTTACAGCGAGGATTTAATCAAGGCATACTTCAAGGCGTAAAAACTGGGTTAGGTATGGGTAATTTACGAACCGGGTTTGCTGGAGGTATTACTGACGGAACTGCTAACAAGGATAAGCTACAAGATCCGGTGTTATTGGCACAAGCAAACACTAATTGTCCATTTTATTTTTGGAATGCTGACAATGTTACATTATCAGGAACAAACGTTACAGCTGTAACTAATTTATTAGGTACTCGATTTAATCCATTATTTGAACCTAGTGCACCAACTATCACTGTTAACGGCGACCCATTGTATGTACCTCAGGCAGTCAATAATAACCGGGCAGCAATAACATTTGATGCTAACGATTCGATCGGCGTATTTAATGATACAACAGCAAATAAAAATTTAACATTGTCATCTGAAATGACATTGATGTTGGTGTGTAGAGTAGACACTGCATCCACTGTAATGTTCTCTAAAACAGATGAAACATCTTTCCCGGGTACGGGTACATCTGGAGATTTGATTGTGAGAACAGACGCAAATAAAAATTTTCAAGTAACATATTTAGGCGGAGTATATTCAGGATTTAACTATGACGAATTTACAACAAATGATCCAAAAGTTAGATCAAATCAGTGGGTAATATTAACCATTAAAGCGCAAACGAAACGGCCTAATGGACGCGGTAGTGAAATTGAAATATATGTTAATGGCACACGAGATCAGACAGATACCGGTATACCTACTTTAATTGGTTTTGATTTAGATACATTTCAAAACAGATATATACAATTTGGAAATGGTTCATCATTAACAGGTGGTGGTAACAGTATTGCTGCAGGATTAATTACTGGGTATTGGATCAATGAATCGCAACAAATACGATTAGAAAATTATTTTAGAGATTATTATGGAACAAAATTTTAACCCAGAAACACAGTATTTAGTATTTCGAGCAGAATACTTAACAGAACAACCCCCATTACCAATTACGGTTATAAAAAATGGAATTGAATATCTAACGATATATCCAGACCAAACAACACAAGAAGAAATGATAGATTATTATACTACACACAATCTGTGGCATTTATTTGATATAATAGATAAACCGGTTTGATATTAGTTATATAATACATATAATAAGTTATACATTAAAAATTAAAAAATAAATTTATGGCAACAAAAAAGTTAAATGCAGATGATATAACCGCAATCAATTCTTTAAGAGATGAATTTCAAGAAGTATACAATGTTATTGGATTATTATCAGTTGACGAAAAATCATTGGAATTACAATTAGAACATGTAAAACAAGAAGTTCAAAGTAAATTCGAATCATTTAAACAATTAAGAATTCGAGAAGAAGAATTAATGAGTAAACTAAAAGAACAATATGGCGATGGTTCTATTAATTTAGCAGAAGGTACATTTACATCTGCCGATTAACGGTTTAGATTAAAATGTACATATTTATATATAAATAAAAATTAATTAGGAGAAATTTCTATGGCAGAAAGAATAGTATCACCTGGCGTGTATACAAAAGAAATTGATCAATCATTCTTACCAGGAGCTATTGCAGCAATTGGTGGAGCAGTGGTAGGTCCAACATTGAAAGGGCCGATTCAAGTCCCAACTACCGTAACATCATTTGATGATTTTGTTAAAATATTCGGATCATATTATGATGATTCATATGTACCATATACAGTTGCAGAATATTTTAAAAATGGCGGACAAGCTATAACAGTAACACGTGTTATTCCAGAATCCGAAGGATACCAATATAAAAGTGGTTCATTAGCTTTAATTGCTGCAGATTATACAGTAGCAAATTATAATTCTGCACTTACTTCAAGTTTAGGTGCTAGATTTAATTATGTAACACACGTATTACATCCAACCAATCAAATATTAGGTACTACTGCAGCACAAACCGGCAATTTATTTATACAAAGTAAAGTTACGGGGTCTGTAGTTACACCACCATCATTTAGTCAATCAATTGATTGGACCAAAACTACTTTAAGATTATCGGGGTCATATACAACATATGATGTTGCGGGTGCTACTTATACAGATTACCCAACTCAGAATGCAAATATCGACTTTAGTATATCACCTACAACATCTAGTTATATAACTAAAAAGTTTGGTACATCTCCGAAGTCTACTAACTATCCATTATATGTTCAATACGAAAATATAAATGCGTGGACCAAATGGGATGCATTAAGTGATCAATTCTTCGATCCTTATGCGGAAATTGAACAAGCAGGATCTGGAGGAAAAACATATGCAAGTAGTAGTATATATATTCAAGCAGTTCCAATTAACAATTATGAATTATTAGCTACACATTCACACGCATCAACACCGTGGATCACATCACAAACAATCGGAACTACAGTAAAACAATTATTTAAATTGCATACTATATCCGGTGGTACAAATGCTAACTATGAAATTAAAGCTGGTATTAGAGATATTAAAGTAAGTTCAGAAATAACTGATCCAGATGGATATCCAACTTTCGTAGTAGAAGTTAGAAAAGTTAATAATATAAATTTACCAAATTCTCCATTTATATCTTCTGATACTGATAAATCTCCAGAAATTATTGAAGAATTCTTAGTAAATTTAAATCCAGAATCTAACAAATATATTGCTAAAGTAATTGGTGATAGATATTTGGCATTGAATAGTGATGATGATTTAATTGCATATGGTGATTATGGTAATGCATCAAATTATATTCGTGTAGAAGTTGACCCAGCAGTACCAACTAAAAATAATTCTAAAGTATTAATACCATTTGGATTCCAAGCTCCATATTCTCCAATACCAAATATTGCAAAAAATGGTGGCGGAACAGCTGCAAACTTATATCCTGCAGAATATTTAGAAACTCAATTAATTGACGGTAAATTTTCGAAAAATAACTTCCACGGATTTGATTATGCAGTTCAAGGTAATATGAGTTATTTAGCACCAATACCAACTAGCGGTTCAACAGTAGGATTTAATTCTGATTTCTATTTAGGTGATGCTACACAAGCATCTGAATTAGGATATCCAAAATCAGCTCCATATTCTGGATCATTGCAAACTACATTAACAGTTGGTGAAACTGATTTTTCTGAAAACATTGCATTGTCTACTAGAAAATTCATGGTACCATTCCAAGGAGGTTTTGATGGACACCGTCCAAATTTACCAAAAAACTTAGGAATTGATATCAATGAAACTAATACAATGGGTTTTGATTGTTCCACTGCAACGTCTGTTGGTACACAATTATACAAAACAGCATTTAATGTATTAGGAAATACCGATTACTATGATATTAACATGTTAATCACTCCAGGTATTATCGATAGTTTACATCCAGATGTAACAACCGAAGCTAGAACATTGGTAGAAGATCGCCAAGATACATTTTATGTAATGGATTCGAATGCGATTACAGATAGTATAACAGTTGTTAAGAACCAAGTTAAAACATTAGATTCAAACTATACAGCTTGTTATTGGCCTTGGTTAAAAATTACCAACCCAGTTAGAAATACTAAACTATGGGTTCCGCCATCTGTATTGATACCAAGTGTTTTGGCATTCAATGATGCAAATGCAGCACCGTGGTATGCACCAGCTGGTTTAACTCGTGGAGGTTTAACATCAGTTTCTGATACATATATTAATTTGAGTCAGACACATAGAAATACGTTGTATGATAATAGAATTAATCCAATTGCAAACTTCCCACAAACTGGAATTGTTGTTTGGGGACAAAAAACATTGCAAGCTCGTCAGTCAGCGTTAGATAGAGTAAATGTAAGAAGATTGTTAATTGCAGTTAAGAAATTTATTGCATCATCGACAAGATTTTTAGTATTCGAACAAAATACCGATGCAACGAGAAGAAGCTTTGAAAATATAGTTAATCCATATTTAACTGCGGTAGCAGCAAACCAAGGTTTATATGCATTTAAAGTGATAATGAATGCCCAGAATAATACAAATGATTTAGTAGATCAAAATATATTATATGGACAGTTATTTTTGCAACCAACTAGAACGGCTGAATTTATATTATTAGATTTCAATATTCAACCAACGGGAGCATCATTTCCTGAATAATATATAATAAAGTAAAAGATTGGGAGAATTATCTCCCTTTCTTTTTTTAAAACATATATATTTATTAAAAAAGAAATTAAGAAGGAAATATAAAAATGGCAACTTTCACACCTAGCTTCACCCCATATGGTAAAGAACAATATAATTCAGGAGGCGTAATTGCAGGTACACCTACAAAAGGAAAAAACCCAGACCCGTTACAACCAAGTGCACAAAAAGTAGAATCAAATGCAGTTACGAAAACGCAACAAGACTTATTCAGTGATGCATTTATTTGGGAACCAAAATATCAACACAAATTTATAATGACTGTTGATGCGTTACCTGCATATTTAATAAAATCTTCAGCTAAACCATCCGCAGAGAATGGTGAAGTTGTATTAGATCATATTAATATTCAACGAAAAGTTAAAGGTAAGACTAAATGGAATAACATTGAAATTACATTATATGATGCAATTGTACCATCTGCAGCGCAAGCAGTAATGCATTGGTTCAGAAGTCATCATGAATCAGCAATTGGTAAAGATGGGTATTCATCTCAATACAAAAGAGCAATTACATTGCAACAATTGTCAGGAACTGGTGTTGTTATTGAAGAATGGACATTGCATGGAGCATTTATAAATTCATGTAATTGGGGGACATTAGATTGGTCTTCTGAAGAAGTTCAAACAATTACAGCAACATTGAGTTATGATTATGCATTTATGCATTTCTAATATATCAAACATATATTAATCAATATGGGGGTAGTAAAATACTCCCATATTTTTGTTTTAGTATATTTATAATAAAGTTTTAATAAAAAGAAAAAAGTTATGAATACAATTAATACTCCTAGTAGCGACTCTGAATTAGTTAATTTAGTAAAGCAACAATACGAACAAAAACAAAAAAGCAAGATACCATCTGTTGTTGTTAATTTAACAAGTAAAGGTAAAGTATATGCTGAGTCCCACCCATTGCGTAAAGGTTTTGTTAATATGCGTCATATGACTGCGTATGATGAAGATATAATCGTTAATGACTCATATATAGCAGCAGGCATCATGTT